GCTACATAGTCTGGAAATACGGTATTTTTTCCGACGTCCACTTATACTCTTAGATGTTACCGTCTTTACAAACAAGACCTGATTCAGTAGCCGCTGCTCCGTTTTCACCTAAGTGCATTCCACCGATACCAAACTTTTGGTCAACGGCTACACGCTTAGCGTCTGTACCGAACTCATTACAAGGCTGCTCAGAAGCTTTTGGTTGTTTCCAGAAAGCATATCCAAGACCAGACTTGTGATACATATAGTAAGAGCTAGCTGCAACACCTGGGTGAGAGATAACTTCAGCATTACTGATTCTACCAATAACACCAGAACGAACAGCTTGGTTCGGTCCATAAATGTCTTGGTCACGGAACTCAGTGATTTTTTGAAGAGCTGAGTATTGGTCACAACCAACAACGATGAAAAGATCATTAAGATCCATTCCAGCCATGCAAAACTTCTCTTGAGCTTCAAGAATCCAGTCATAAGTGATGTCACCAGTTAAGGCAGACGCTTGACCGTGCGTTTCTAATTTGTTGACAATTTGAAGATCAACATAACGAGAGTGAGCAGCGGCGGCACGTTGACCGTAAAGCTGATAGTTATCAATCACTGATTCAATGTCATCACAACCGTCAATTGCAAAAGCAACATAAGCGTTGAACTCAGGAAGGATGCTGTCTACATCATAAGTTAATGCAGTAGCGTCACCTGGAGTACCGCACGCACGGTTAGCAACAGTGAAAGACCCAGTTTTAGGAATTTGTACTTCCTTAACACCCTTGCGAGCAAACTGAGAGTAGTTAGTAATAGTGCGAAGCAATTTAGCGTTGAACTGAAGTTCACGCTGAACCATGCTCGCAATCATAGTCATCTTAGTGGCTCCCAACTGAGCGTCGGTTGCCAAAGTATCTGTAGCTGTTAAAGCCATGTTTTATCTCCTGTTATTGGAGAGCTTTAGCCATTTCCGCTCGGAACTTAGCCTCAAACTCTTCCTTTGAAAGTTCTAAATCATTCTTTGGTTGAGGCTTGTTAACGGCTTGCTTAGCAGGCTCTAAAGAACTTGCAGGCGTTCCGTCTTTCACTGGGATAGTGCTGTTCTTAAAAAGGTAGGGCTTGGTTTTACGCAAGTCTTCCATTAAAAGTTTCACACTAGTTTCATCGACTCGTAGATCATCGGTGATGGTCACTCGATCAATGTCAGCTATCTTCATGACTGCATCTGGATCAACACAATTTAAAGACATAGCTTCAGCACGCAATCTTTCAGTTAGGGTCCGGTGTGCAAATTTCGCCCTATCATCTAAGCGTTGTTCACGCTCCTTTGCGAGTTGAGATTCTAAATGTCTATTGTATTCCTCTAGTTTGCCGTCTTTCTGTAACTGTTCACCAGTTAAAGCCTCAATTCTCTGCCGAGCTTCACGCAAATCCTTTTCAGTCTTGCTATACTTTGCAGCTAGATCCTTCTTCTCTCTGAGAATCCGATTCTTCCACTCAGTACTCTGCTCTTCAGACCCTCTGGGATTTTGTTGATCGGACCCTTGAGCGGCACTGCCTGCCTCAACTGGTGCGTCACCGACGCTTGTTTGATCTTGATCCATATTCTAACACTCCTTTGTTGATTGGTTCAATATGGACTTAGAAGGTTTTTCTTAAAACTCTCCTAAGATTTTTTAAAACAATGTTTCGGATTTGCTTAACCGCCTTCTCGTTCAAACCAAGAAAAGGTCGGCCGCCTTCCTTTACAAAAGCTGCCACTTCTTGGTTAGTTAGGCCATCGTCTCTTCCTCCGTCGGGGAATACTTCAATGGCAGACGGTTGCGAAATACTACTAGGACGCTTAACTATCCGTGTTTTAAGCGACCGCAACATTTGCCCTGAGAATGTCAGATTCGATTTATCCGATCTAAAAAACTCTGGGTCTGTATTTTTTTTGGTGTTTTTTCGTGCAATTTTGTACTTAGGACTTAGGTCCTTTAGTCTAGAATCATTGGGAAGTGATTTACCAAGGCGGGTCTGCTGTTGTATGCGAGTCTTTGTGAACTCTGCCACCTCAACAAGAGTTCGCTCTTCATTCTTAAGCTCTGTAAACTTATCGACTACTAACTTTTGGAAGCCGTCTAAATTCTTAAACTTAACTGTTGCCACGTTCGCCTATTACCCTTCGTAAAAAATCAAACAATGACTCGTTATCTCGCCTTGTTTGCCCTGCAGTTATGCTGCCCTCTTGCAACGCTAACCGATCTTTCACTTCCCCATTAAACTCTCTGCGAATTTCCTTAATGTCTGTATCGGTTAAACCAAAAAAATCTCTAGTCTTCCCGACGGCTCCAGTAATATGACCATGAGCTTTGTTCGCCTCTAGCCTATCATTGAAACCTATTTCTATACCGTCCTTCGTCTCGTTTGTAATGTCAATAGCTCTTAGCATATCGCCACTAGCCTTCATGTTCACATTACCCTTAGACTTCCCAAACACTTTGAACTCAAAACTATTTGTATAAGACTTAGAGTAAGAACCAGCACCCCTGGACTGCTCAAGGAAGTTTCCACTGCCAGCCCTTTCCCGAATGCGCTCAATAATAGCGCCACCAATCTCTTGCTTAAGATCATCGGCTCCTTCTTTAGGAAAGCGACCAAAGATATCAGTCAAGTCGACCTTGATCTTAGGGTTCTTAGCCTTAAGCGTCCTGATCAGTTTCTTGCTCAGCACTTCTCAACCTCATATTACTAAGAGTGTTCAACATAGTGGTGTTTGCATTAAACCTTGCTTTGTCTTCATCAATTCTAATCTTGATCTGAATGGCCTCGTCACGGTCAACCCCGTGCTCATCCATAATGGCATCAATTACACTGATAGTTCCATTCTTCATACGGCGAGCGTTAGACTCTTCCTTTTCTTTCTTAGTCTGATCCATTTCAGGAGTATCAAACTTAACAGTCATCTCAAGCTCTTCTCTCAGCTGACCATTCTGTAGTTGCTTCTTTAAGCCACCCTCTTCTACTGGAACACCTTGCAATTTATTGCTCCAAGCTCGCATGATCTCAAAGTACTCGTCTTCAACTTTCTTAAATAGGTCGATATCATCCTGAGCCTCTTCAAATCGCTCGATCTTTGCTAAGTGTCTCTCTGTTCCACTTGAATAAGACTTGGTCTCGCCCTCCGTGTTAATCACTGACTTATCAAGACCACGAGATGTTAAGAATGTATTAATGAAAGCGTTCCTAAGATTGATCGAAGCCTCAAGGTCTGGATTAGGAGAAGCAAAGCTAAACTCTGGGTCTTTGGCAGGATCACCGTTTGGTTTCTTCTCTAAGAAGAGTGCCTTAGTGGGGCCGATGTTAAGGCTCTTTGGCATATGAGTGGCACTAATGATAGGCACACTATAACCTTGAGCTTTGTTGTTCTCAGCCACATCACAATCCATCTTCCCGATATCAAGTGCAAACTCTGCTAACTGACACCCTCGGTCAACCCAGAACTCGAAGTCCTTCTGATCTGCTACATCAATAAAAGGTAGAATCTTTTCTTCATGGAGCGGGGAAAGAACATCTTCCTCTTCAATAGCACGAGTAAACGGCTCATCGGTTTCAGGATCAATGATCTGACCACTACCATTACAAACAAAGTTATAGGTGTCTGACCAAACAACATAGCGAAGCGAGTTAAGCATATCGTCATCGTTATCAGCGATAGTCTGGTTCATTAGGTCGCCGTCACGTCCAGCATTGTTCATAGTCTGGATCTCGAAATCAAACTGGTTATTGAGTGATCCACCTGGACGAGAGTTCATTTGAATGATGTAAACCATAGCCTGTTCTGGGTCCATTGGATCAGGGATTACGTCATAGTGATAAGGCGTTAAGACACGTGTTCTAATCACGCCGTTCTTAGGAACAAGCTGAATAGCACACTGGCTCAGTAGCACCTTATACCTATTAGCGATCTTTAGTTTCTTATTGGCATCTGAATAATGATAAAGGTTTTCAAACTGTAGATTCTCATTGTCAGTAGCCATTTCATTTAGCATTCGCGTCGGTGACTTCTTATAGATACTGGCTTCAGTGTGAACAATTCGTCTTGTCAGGTTGAGTGAAGTAAACGTCCGCATACCCTTAAGAGTTTCTTGGTCGTACTCACAACATAACTCTTTAGTGATCAGGTCTTTTTGTCTCTCTTTATAGATCTGTAAGCACTCGTAGGCTTCTCGTTTTCTCTCTAGGTTTTCTTGACTGCGAATTTCTGCAAAGACGTTCATTAAAAACGTCTTATCTAAAAGATTATGAGACATACCATTCCTTTGCTAGTGCTCAGTTGTGTCTATTTCTTGATGCGTGACTTCTATGTACGATTCTCCGTCATCGTCAACTATGAAGTCTATAGTACCTAAACAAACTGGACAAACAACCCAATCATCGTCCCAATGCTCCGTAGCATCTTCACAAGTATCAAAAAATACCCCATCTTCTAGTGTTTGCCTGTACTTTATCTGCCAATCACGGCAGCCCCTCGGTAGCTTCCGTAACTTTCTTTGTCTATCTGCGCGCATATCGAATACCCTACCGCCGTCGTAATATGTTGATAATCGGGCTTATCATCTTCAACATATTGTGACCCTTTTTTCAGCGAAGTTAAACGCAAACCTTTGTCGGTCATCGGTGCATCCTTGTAAACAAACAAGTTACACCTACCATGAGCATTGCAAATACGACCATTGACTAGCGCATGACGTTTCTTTATCGGTGGGTTTTTCGTCGGAATATCCATTTCATAATCGAGGCCCATCTCTTGGAAGAACCTTTCGATAATGATGTAGTCGTGCTCGTTGCCCCTTGTATCTGAATGTTTTCCAGTTTGGTCTCCATGAATAATGTATCTATGTTCGGGGGGAAGAAGTCCTCTAGACCATGCTTCTTCAAGAGCATCTCTAGTTCTAAGTCCCTCGACTGTGACTTCGCCGAAACAATGAGTTTGCCCCTTGATATGCTGAATGAAAGCAATTGACAGAGGCTTTCCGAGTGCGATGTTGAAATCAAATGCCACGCACACTGGGTATCTTGGCATAACGGTATAACTTTCATTCTTGAAGTTCCTTTCTCGATCATAAGCGTGGTAAACTACCTCACTCGATATTTCAATCCATTCTCCATATACCATTCTTCTGATTTCTTTCTCGTCGAGTGTGAGCATGAGATTGTCGACGTAAGATTCAGGAAGGTATGGGTTGTCTCTTGTGACGGAGTAATAAACCTTTCGCTGTGGGGAGGCATTCTGCATGAAGTGCTCGTATGCCCAGTGGCTTGGTGAGTCTGGGTTACTGGCAGCTCCAACCCATGCCTCTGGTACATGAGTGAGTCGACCGACCCTTTGATATGCTTCCATATACGCACTTTTGTGATCCCCCTTGTTTTCAGATAGCTCTTCAAAAGCCATACAGCTTAACTCATAAGATCTAAACTTCTGATAGTTCTTATCAGCCCAGCTAAACGCAATCATCTTTGATCCGTTATTGAATTGAAAGTTACCAGTTGTTTCGTTGTATCGGTACTCTAATCCTGCACCGACCTCAAACAAATGCTCTCTGATCTTCATGCATAATGTTTCTTTTAATCGAGGTAATGCCAAGCGACCAAGGCCAGCAATAGCACCAGGATATGAAATGCAATGAGTAGCGACAAGGTGAGCAAGAGTGAGCGACTTCGCAGAGCCCACTGCACCGCTAAGCAAGAACTCGTGCACACCAAGAGAATAATCAAAAGTTTTTCTAACATCATAGATTACCTCATACTGGTGCTTTAATGGTTTGAATTGTCTTAGATTCGGAGTAGAGCTAGTCGTCACTCTCTTCTCTTTTTACCATATCACCTGGTGCATAGTCGAGATTATAACCGAGCTCGATCTTTCCTTCATGGTTAACATCGAGCTCTTGCTTGTCTCGATACCCAAAACGAGCCTTCATATTGAAGATCCATGCACTCTGAGAAAAGCCTTCACCTCGACCAGTGTGGAGCCCCATTCTCCCCTGATCTTCCCACCAGGACTGGCATTTAGCCATTGCGACCTTTATAGCCCTAGAAAATTCTGGGTGAACTTTCTTCCACTCGTAAAGAGTTACGTCTGCAACCTCAATGTGAGCTGCAAAAGCGACGATTGATCGACCGTCTTTCATAAACTCAATTATTTCGTCGCAATACTTTGGATCATATTTTGTAGGCCGTCCAGCTGGCATTTTTCACCTCAATGATATCTTATCATCTTTTCGGTTGTGCGGGGTAAAAGTCAAGTCACTAGTCTTTAGACTTGTATCCGTGTTGCTCTAATATCTTAGCAACCGCTAACTCAGTTTCTTTTTCAGACATAATATTACTCGCATCTAAAAATCGACACTGATCTAGATCTTCTAAAACAATATTGTAAGCCGCCATCATTCCTACCCTCTTGTAACTCAAAAGCTGATTGTCTCTTGAGTCCATCTCTTCAACTAATTTGCGCTTCATTTTAACTGAAGCTATCAAATATTCAATAAGAGGGTTTGAGTCACAATTCATTTAGTTGGCCTTTGATCTTTTTTAGCGTTTCTTTGTAGCTTTCTTTTTCTTCTTTGTTACTTTTTTTTTCACTTTACGAAATGAACTCACCGATCCCTTCAATGGAACAGTGTTCGACTCGCTAATAGACTTCGTCCCTGATTTAGTTCGCACAGTTGTCTTCCTTGTTATTGTTTTTTTTCTAACAGGTGCTCTTTTTACGATTTTTACTGGTAATGGTTTTGTGGGGTCGACGATAAGCTCAACTTTCTTTGGAGTGTGATCGACTCTGGTTAAAGACTTTCTAATTCGATCCATATAATCATGAGCAGCGTCTATTTGCTCATTAATAGACTTTAGCTCTTCAATCATCTCTTTTACATCTTTCATTACTGCATTGATTTGAGCTTGTTTGTCTCTATTTTTCATATCCATGGCATCATGTTTATCTGCCATAACGTGAAGTTCATTCTGCATTGATGATAATTTTTCTTGAAAGTTTACTTCAACGTTTTCGCTTCTATTTAAAACCTTAAATAAAAACCAACCTGCCAAAACAATTGCGGCTACTGCCCCAACAACTGCAATATCATCCATAATGCCCCCATTTTTCATATTGATTACTCCCGTTGAATAAAGGCTAGGTCGGGCTTAAATTTTAATCACGCTGCTCGGTGTCTTCAAGCCATTGGTTGTATTCTTTTTTTATCTCACAAGATGAACATAGTCCGCTTTTAGATAGAGCTCCTTGATAGCCCAAAAAATCGCAATTGCAAGCAAGCTTCTCTTCAAGCCTCTCACACCACTCGGCCCAGGGCTTAGCTCCATCGACCACACCATAGAATCTATTTATACTCAAAGCATTGTTTGCCATAACAGGTGGCTCGCACCTACTGTGTTTGTATGCCATGGCCTCAATCTTAGCTTTTGTTTTCTCGGTCACTCCGCCTCACTCTCTTGGGTTTTGATCTCACATAACCATAATTTTTTATAGTCCTTGCATGGCTCTAATTTGCCCTCAACTAAAGCAAAGAAATATAGAATCCAAAATAAAATTACAGGAGTACCAAACAAAACAAATATTCTTTGGGGCCATGTTGCTAAATCCCATTGAGAATATGCTCTTACTTCCACTATATGTATTTCGCGCATTTAACCCTCACGCTTTTGGTTATAAGTTTGACATCTAAACATCTAACTTTCCTTCGTAATCCCAACAAGCCTTTATATCTAAATCTTTTTCAAACTTTTCAACCTCTTTTAGTGCCAATCTTCTTAAACTATAGTCATCTATTGGTTTTGTTTTTATTGTCGCCTCGGTCTCAACTCTCTTTGTAATTTTATTAAAAGCATAAACTTTAAATGTCCTTGGTTTCTTCTCATCCATCACTTACCTCATCCTTCGCCCCAGGCACTAGGGCTTCAAGTTCTTTTCTTAAATCGCAATCGCCGCAAAAATGGCCTTCATCTTCATCGCAATCACAACAGTCTTCAAACCTCTCGACTAATAATCCAGCCATCTCCACCAACACCTCAACATCGGTGCGGGCGTGGGCTATGAAATTATAATTATAGAGTGACTGCGGTGATTGACCCTCACACCTAACTAATGGACTCTTGTTGCCAGCATAACCATGCATAAACAACCCACCCTTGCGTAAATCCATGATGGGGTTTTTGTCCCAAGGCCCCTCAGTCGCAGCCTCACATCGTTCTTTAATGGATTTTAAGTATTCAGATAGGGTCATTTATGATTCTCCATTTCTAACCATTCTTGTTTTAAACATCTCTTACAAAACCTAGATGTCGGCCAAGACCGCCGTTCATATTTATAAAACCATTGGTGAAATCCGAACCAACAACTCACAACTCCCCCAGTTCTTTTAGGGTTCTTCTTGCCCAGCACTCAAACCTGCATCTATCCTCATCGTCAATATTTGTCGACTCTATTCGTTTTAAAGCCTCAACCGCTTTGTCGTATTTTTCTTGTAATTTATTGTTTAACTTTCTTACCTTTTCGCAATCTAACAATAATAACTGATTAAGGCACACAGCTTTGTCATATGCTGATTTTTCTATGACGTGCATATAACCGTTTAACTCGGGTTGATGCGCATAAACCTGCAAACCAAAATTACTTTTTCTAGGCCACTCTGCTGATATCCAAAACTCCCTCGGCTTATTCATCTTATTCCTCCAATCAATATAGCCAGAACTAGAGCTTGATAATTAGTTATGTCCCAAACAAATGGTTGGTTTAAAAACAATATAAACTCACTCACCCAGCACCGCCCTGGCTCTTTTTAATAACTCATCCATTGGTTCATCTTTAGCATAAGACCATTTATCAGTTTGATGTTTGTAAATCTCCCTCAACACATCCTCAGCGGTTTCTTTTTTGATCGGCTGGATGTTTATGATATTCGCTGTTTTAACTAAGGGACGATTGCTATAGTGTGTTTCAGCTACATCCCAGAAGACATTGCCTTCGTACATATAAACAGTACGCTGTTTAGAATCACTCAGCATTTTGTTGATTGGCTCAATGTGATCATCCCACCATTGTTGAAAGCCTGAGCACTCAACTATCTCATACCCACTGGCTGGCCTCTCAATCTTCACGATTAAGCTCCTTAATTAAAGCATCGGCTTGCTTAACCGCCATAACTGGCACAGTCTCTGGCTCAATACTTGTTGACCATATTTGAGGATTTGCGTGCATACCCTGCATAGCCATTGCCGCAAAATATTCCCGCTTAGTAAGACCTGTAAAATCAATTCTATATCCTTCTGGAATTTCATATTTAATCTCTGTTACCTGTACTAACTCATCTGGATCAGTTTTCACTTAATTCTCTCCCCAACACTTTCCATCATTCTTTTTAAGTCTTCATTAATTTTCTCTGGATTTAGCTCACCTAAGCGCACAGCCATCTCCATCCCCATCATTGCCGACTTCATTTTCTTGTATTTGCCCTCGTAGTAATTTTCAATAAGTGTCGCCACCGCATGGATAAATAAAACTACAGACAATGCTTGTAAAAACCATTCAGGAAGATTGATTGTCATCACATAACTCTTTTGTTAAAATCATTTGTTACTGGAACAACCCTTAATTTCTTATCTAAATATTGCTTTCCATCATAAACTCTGTATTCAATATTCTCTGCTTTTTTAGTTCCTTGAACATATATATTTACAGGTAAACAGCCTGTTTTCTTAAACCACTCCTGAATAAATTCTTTGTAAATTCTTGGAGCTAAAACGTCTCCTTCTTTTAGGTTTCTCATTTTCCCTCCATATAAACCTTAGCTCTTTGTAAAATAGGACTCGGATATTTAGAATAAGACTCAATCATGTCCGAAACTAAAGTATTCACTTCTATTATTTTGTTATTATTTGCCGCCACTAACGTCATCAAAGTGTGAAATTGATCCCAAGGCACTATTGCAACTTCTGAAGGGTCTGGCTTGTCGCCTAAAAGCTCCTCTGAAGGTGTCTCTAAATAAGTTTGAATATATGAAGGGCAATCTATTTTATTTAACATGATTAGCCACCTTATAACGACCTTCTTTTGTGCGCTCCAATAAACCCACTTCCATCATTTTCCTAATAGACCTCAGTGCCCATGCGCTAGCATTTGATCGACTTAAATTTTCAACTCTCATTCCAATTTCCGTTGGACCCAAAGCTTTTTTTGATTGTTTTAAAAGCTTTAAAACTTTTAAATCCTTTGTTCTGAGTTGAACTTCACTCAGTCCATCTGGTGACACAATTGTTGTTTCTAATTTGTTCAAATTAGGCCTATCTGTTTTTATTGTTCCAAGGGCTTCATTTGCGCTTAAGTGTTTCGCTGAATAATTGCTAATAACATTGTGGTTAAAAGGCTTAACTTCAGGTATATGTTGATCAACAAGCTCCTTTAAAGTTGTTGCATAATACTTAACTTCTTCTAAAACCGTCTTGCTTCCATCTATTTGTGGCTCTCCCTTTTCAAACAAATGACACAATGACCTTAAAGCTTTTGTATATGAGATAAGTTTTCTGTCGACTGCTGCAAAACTCAATTCATTTTTAACTTTTTGTCTAAGGATTTTCTTTGTTGTTGACCTATCTACTGTGCGCGCTACGTGATGCATAATTGTATAGCTAGCCTTTGTTTGTAGGTTTTGATCTAGCTTATCAAATACGTTTTTTTTAATGTTAATATATGTCGATAATGTCCTTGCATTAAGGCCAATTTCTTCTGCGAATCTTTTCATCGTAAACTTGTCACTATACTTGGAGTGAACGCCACCCCAATCAATTTCACAAACCTCTAGAGCGTATTCTGCTATTTTTATTTGCATAGACTGCCTAGCTACAACAATAGCTTTAGCCTCATTTACGTTTTGATTCCACAATGAAATAAACTTATTAAACTCTGTTTTCATAAAATACCTCTTCCAACTGTTTTTTGTATCGTTTAATCATCAACAACTTCACTTTCTTGGGGTTAGCACTCACTTTTTCACACCAAGACACCACTTTTAGAAGTGGCGGCCCAGCTAGACCCCTTTCCACATTAGAAATGATCTGAGCTGAAGTGTAGCCAATTGCCACAGATAACTCTTTTTGGGTTAAACCCGATTTTTCTCGTGCTTTTCTCAAAAAACGGCCCACTTCAGTCGCTGTAACTGGCATTCTCAATCCTTTCTGCTCTATTTTCCTCATAGATGACCTGAGACGGCTTCATTTGAGGTCCGTCATCCTGTTTTCGGGCATTTACGACCATTTTGGCCTCATTTGCTATATCTTGGATCCTAGGAATCAATAATTCGATGTCTCTAATGTTCTGAAAAGCCTCTGGGACTTCTAAACCTTCATTTCTCATACCCGCTTGATAGCGAATATTGATATTCCTGACATTTCTCATAAGTGCTACAGCTCTAAGCAAAGCTTTGGTCATCTCAATCTCACGCTGTTTGATGTCTTCAGCGATTCTATATCCCTTGTCAGGCTCGTTGAACACAATGTAGCCAATTTTACTCAAGGTTTGTCTTGCGACCGTTATACGAGCGTCTAGGCGCCTTGTTTGAGCTGTTATACTATCATCAATACCTAACTCACGAGCTATCTGAGCTCTGCTCACATAATAACCAGGATCTTGGTCTGTTTTGCCTTGAGTGGATAAGATCAAGTCACTGACCTTAGATCGCTCTTCCCTGATCAACTCACGTGATCCAGGGCCTTTAATTTCTTGCATAAAAACTCCTACTTCCAACTAATTAGATTAATCATATATTGTTTAGAGATTTAAGTCTAGTTAAAAACCCACATATTAAAGTATAAGCAAAACTTTGTTTATCGAGACTTAATGAAGAATGATGAAAAACGGCCCCCCTATTATATATATTTTACTATTATTTACTTTTGAAACTTTTTATCTTTCAAAAAAACTTCATTTCTTCATTTCTTCATTGAAAAAACAATAAAAATCCACACAAACACCTAATATCACTAATGACTCCTTACATTAAAAGGAAATGAAGAACGGGATGAAGAACGTAAATTTAAATGAAGAAACAGGTGTTTTCTGTCTCTTTTTTTAGCAATAATTGTGGTGTTTTTTCGGGAAAGTTCAATGCCTAAAGAATTAGCACGTCTAGCAAAGGATAATGCTGAAACATTACGCACTTTCTTCATCTCACACCAATGAACATAATCATCATAAAAGTCACTCATCTGGACCCAAGAATCATGAGTGTGAGAAATTTTTATGTTTTCTTTAAACCAAGCAAGGACCGAATTCGACTCTGCTCGGTAGTCCGTAACCATTTCATCCACGGCTGTAATAACTGGCAGCTTCCCTCTTTTCTTAAGCCTCTGATACCCCACAATCGACCAATTTATGATCCCGCTAATCTCAGGTAGCAAATACCTCTCAGCGTACATAGGAATACGGTCTTCTGGCTTAAAATAGTGGTTAAAAGGAATGATACAGAGCTTTTCAAAGGCCCCACTGGTCGTATCTCTGAAATATGGCATCTGGTTACAAGCAAAGAACATCTTGGCGTAGAACTTTGTCTTGTACTCAGCCATACCCTTGTTTGAGGCCACCAGGTACTCACCCCCCACAGCCGTCTTAAAGCTACTTGAGTCTATTTCCTTTGAGGTCATCTCGCCTACTATGTTAGCGAGCTTTCCATCTGCCATGACCACACTAAAGGGCTTTGTGAGATTCTCGATAGGAATAGCACAAGTGTTCATTTCCCCTAGCATATGTTGTAAGACCTCTATATATGTAGACTTTCCGTTTCGACCTTCCCCGAAAAGCAGGAATGCTTTATGAAGCCAAGGGTTGCCCCCTGCCATGGCGTATCCGAATATCTCAGCACTCATGTCCACAAGCTGTTTGTCACCCTCAAAGACACGGTGAAGGAAATCGAGCCAGTTAGGGCATTTAGCCGTGGGGTTGAACTCGTGGGGAAGTTTGTACTTAAAGAACATTTTAGGAGTGTGAGCCTCAAGGGTCCCAGTCTTAAGATTCAAGATGCCGTTAGCAAGATTGAGATACCCTTCTGGCTGTTCATGTTTAATTTCTTGATACCCTACGGACCGACAAGTCTCGTAGAAGTTATTAACCTGATTCACAGAAGCCATTTGCTTTGTAAACCCTATGATTTCCCCACGCAGGCCTAATTTAGATACACTTTTGTAGTGATTATCTGTGTAGAGGTACATATTAGAGTCATCACAAACGAAGTTACGCCTTTGCTTGACGAATTCAGCGAGCTCATAATATTCAGGAACTATTCGAGTGGTGACATTACCTTTAGAATCCATCTTTTCATGGATCGAAAAGAAGCCGTTTTCCATGGAAGGAAAGTCGGCATCTGATCCAAGGCTCCAGACGTGACCTGTTTCTTTAGACTTGCGAGTTTTATAAGAGACGATTCGTTCAGCTAAAGAGGTAGCAAAAAACCTACCGTCTTTCCCCTTAAGATAGTTTTCATCTTCAAAGTAAGGGCCTTTGGGGTGGTTCTTATGTCGCTCTTTATCAAAGGCGATCATGTCATCAATCATTTGATCTAAAGACTCATACTGGGTGATTTTCTTAATCACGTGTCCGAACACTACGTCATGTCTTCCAGCCCCACCGCCACCAATGCGTTGATAGTCCTCGTTTTTCTTAATTTCAGTTAATGAATAAAAGGCCTCAATCATGGCAGGCGTTAGCTCATCAAGGTCTTCACTCATGAGGTCTTCTAGAGTGTCAGGTGTAAGCCAAAAGTATTTCTTCCCTGTTGTGGGGTGGATGGATGGGGGCACCACCGTTTGGCATCCATCAACAAGTAGGTCGATCATTCTGGTTTGCTTGCCTTCAAACTTCTTATCAATTCGAGCAGACTTTATTTCTGGGTTGTACTTGAAAAAAGCAGTCCAACCGTTCTGACCTTTTTTAGCTACCCTTATTGGCGGAAGAATACCTTTGATTAGACCTTCAACGTGTGCGCTATCAGATAGATTGTAATCGAAATCAACTGCGATTATTCCACTGGCTTTTCCACACACAATCCCGATGTTGCAGTTCTTATACATATGAGCGTTTGCCCACTTATCAACTTGCTCATCACTTGGAAGTTCTTTTGAGTATTGTTGCCAGTTTTGAATAGCAGGACGCTTGGTGTTTGCATCAATAGGAATGACAGAGTAGCCAGCGTCTAAATAAGTTTGAGCCCAAGATGCAAATATTTCTTTTTGTTTCATGATGATTCCCCCAACAAAGTATTTATCTGAGACAATAATTGATAAAAACTTTGTTGCAGTCAATGGGTGTTGTATAATTAAAGGTGTTGGAAGGTAGGTAAATATGAATCCGAAATTAAAAACTCTTATTAGACTTCATGCGTTCAAACTAGATCTAGAGCGTAACAACAATTGGTTGCTACATGATGTGGTTTCAAAGCAAGTTACAGATTTAGTAAAAGAACTGGTTAGCGAAGGTGTTATAAAATGATGTTGCCTCTACCTTATGGAATTGCAGGCTGCATCATGTTTGTTGTGTTCATAGAATTGTTTTGCGTTTATATGCAAAATAAACATAAATAGTCTTATGAGATATGCAGAGTGGTCTGGAGTTGTTGAGCTTATAGATCAGTACGGCGACAGACATTTAGCAGACGGACATTTTAAGTTTAAAGTGAATGATGACGTCTATTCTATGCAGTCTTATAATTTCCAAATAATTAAACATGAAAAGAGGCGCACCGATACGATTACTTTCAATCATCATTGGATTGAAAACGTGACGGACATGGTCAGCAACGAACAGGTTGACTACCTCTTTAACAAATATATAGTCAAAAAAGGTTTATAACACGTAGACCTTAGCGTCCCAGGCATATCGCCTACTTCCAACAAAGTTATCGAAAATCCTGGGACGCGTCCTTTTTTATGACGCTTCACAAATTGTCTTGCTAAACTTTTTAACACTAGCTAACGTGGTCTCACTTTGTTGGAGGGATCATGTCATCACCTATTAGAAAGGCGTCCAAAGTTGGACTGCCGTTAAAACTTGCGCTCAATGGCGTTTCAGGAAGTGGAAAAACTTATTCATCTTTATTACTAGCTAAGGGTCTTTTGGGATCACTAGATAAAGTATTAGTCATCGACTCAGAAGAGACTGGTGATATTGATGAAGAAAACCCCACGAATTATGAAGCTAAAAAGCGTGGTAGTGATTTCTATTCAGACTTAGGTGGTTTTTCAGTCCTTCCATTAAGCGAACCTTTTACTCCAGAAAAATACACAGCGGCTATTGAGCTTGGGGTGAGAGAAGGGTTTGAATTACTTATTATAGATAGTGGCACTCACTGTTGGGAAGGTCCAGGGGGAGTTTTAGATATTTATAGTGCCTACGGGGGTAGGTTTCAGGATTGGCAAAAAGCAAACCCACATCACTATGGATTTTTAAAGAGCATCATGAAATCACCTGTTCACGTCATTGTTACTTTAAGACAAAAGAATGAACACGTGATGATACAAGAGGGCACTAAGCACAAGGTGAAGAAGGTGGGTCTCAAGGTTCAACAACGGGAAGGTTTTGAGTATGATATGCATATCACATTCAACATCGAACATGAGACCCACTTAGCCACTATCAACAAGGACAGGACTGGTCTTTTTGAAGGTCGTCCACCTTTTTTAATTAATGAAGAAATAGGTAAAGAAATAAAACAATGGAACCAAGGAGATAAATTATGATTGGTGGAGCTGCAAATAAACCTAAAGCTGATAGTAAAATTCCATTAGCACCTGGAAAGCACGTTGTTAAGATTAAGAACGTAAAAACAGGTGATAAAGATGGGAAAATGTGGTGGAACAATGTTTTGATCACACAAGAAAATGAAGAGTTCAGTCACTTCATTGGTTGTACTGAGACTCAGTATAAAGACATGGCTAAAGTATTCAAGATGGCAGCAGAGCAAATGGATGCCCTTATGCTTTACGATAAGATTGGTGAGAAGTCTGATTATGAAACTTGGTTTCAAGAGGCCGCAGATCTTACTTATGCTTTGATCGGCAAAAAGATTGAGTACACAGTTCAAGAGTACAACATTGATGGTAACACGGGTCTTTGGGGTAAAATCACTGGATATCTTGATGTACCAAACGAAGCTGTTCAAGTTGTATCAACTGGCAAAAACATGAGTGCGCCTACACCGTCCGTCCCCGCTGCCACTGATACTAATGATGAGATTCGTTTCTAATGGCACAAAGAGCTAGATTCTGCGAGATTGATTTTATCACGGACCACGATTGCGGTAATTATTATATAGGAGAGATTGATTCTTATCCTATATATGAAGTTGAAGAACATATAAATAGGTTTGGTCGAAAAGGTTACGAATCAATAAGAGATTTTGCTTTGAGATTAATGTATTTAAATGAGTCTGAAATGATTAAGTATAATACAAAAAATTCTGGCAGTGAATGCCAGGAGGTTGTTAAAAATTAATTCTTGACCCATCGGCGTGGGAAGCTGTGGTGCAGACGATGGCGTAGGCTTAAATGTTCAGCCGGAAGACAGCCACTGGAGACACGTAGGGTATATTTGCCGTTGATAGTGTTAGAAAGCGGATGGCCAGAGTAGCGCCTGGCATGGGTCATTTTATATATTTTAGTATATAAATTAAAAATATATACTAAGCGATATATTTTTGTATCACATTGATAAACTACTAAAGTTTAGTAAATAACTTCCGATTAGTATTATGTTGGAAGGAAGTGCGACATGAAAAAAATAATCGTTTTAATTTTAGTAAGTTTGTTAATGGTCAACTGTGAAGAAAACGGCGGTGGTTCAACTGCCCCGTCTACAGGTGATCAAACTGTAAATGGTCAATGGGGTACAAGTAACTTTATCCCTGACAATAAAGCTGAGCTTGGAGAGTTAGCTAATCACCTTTTAGATAACTATCCAGACATAGCTCAACACTACCAGGCGTGGAACACTGAAGATGGCCTTGCTCATGATCTTAATCTTGTTTTTATTCTTAGGGCTCATGCCAATTCTTTAGTTCAAAAGATTAATGGCTTTGGCAACCTACCATTAGCTCCATACACCCCACTTGAGAGATGGCAGCTTTTAGTTGAAAACAACAACAATTCAAACACTCGTGGTGTTGATCACAGAGGCCTTAGCATCGTTATGGCTGACATTTATGAGTCTTTTGGCATCCCCACAAGACTTGTTGAAATCACTGGTCAAGCCACTACTGACTTCCCAGATGGAAAGCACACAATCATTGAAATTGCTATTGACGCTCAATGGGTGGCTGTAGACGCTAAGTTAAACTCAATGTTTAGAGTTGGTATCAATGCAGAACGTCCTGCAGACATGGAGACTAACAGAATTTATCTTTCTGCAACTCAAATTTACCAGGCTTCTCAAGTTAGCTTAGTAGAAAGAAGCCCCACTGGATACGACAGTGTTTACTGGACACCTTCAAGTCTTTCTCACTACCATTTTTACAATGACAATAACATTAGTTCTAAAATGGATGAGCTTGTTAACAACGTATATCAAAACGTGACATTCACAGATTACGCCGATATCGTCCATTAAACAACGGAGCGATATATGGAAAAAATGATCGAGTTAAAAGATGGATCAAGCCGTAGACTCTTAGTGGGTGCTACGGCTTTTATGTCTTCAGTAATTAAAGAGCAAGGGCCTAATGATACTTATATGATCATTGGTAATGAGAAAGTTTATTTTAAAATGAGCTTTGATGAGTTAAAGGCGATTATTGAGCCATTAATGACAGAAAAAAAGGCTAAAAGCCGTACCTCTTCTCGAAAGCGTCCTGATCCTTCTTCTTCCCGCGTTGTGGAACTTTCTGAGGCAGGGAAGATAAAAGATGATTCTTCCGTTCTTCAGGAGTCTTAAGTGAACAAAAACTTTTCCAATACTGTTGTAGCTTCTGTACAGAATCAACTACGACTGCAAAACAGGACTGCTCTATTTTCTTTACTAAGAACTCACGCTGACTATAGGAAAGTGTACTCCGACGACCCTTGGCCTTTAATTCAATATAACAGGCAAGGCCTTGCTGAGTGTTCCCTACGAGGTCGGAAAATCCCGCTTCCACTTTTGCGTCACCTTTCTGACCGAGAGAGGCGTTGTATCTAGATGCTTCTACGACGTGAAGAGAAAATCCATTTGATCGGCCCCACGCAAGACACTCCTTTTGTACGTCGCGCTCTGGTGTTTTGTTTTTCCGTGTTGGCTCTCTTGTGGTTCCTAGTGCCTGTTGTCGCTCATAATAGCGATTTATTGCATTCTCTACTGACTTTTTTCTATCCAAGCTAGAATCCAGCAGATTTAATGTCGAGTACATATTGTCTATATATTTCAACAGATGAGGCATTACCGTAACTTGTGCTCAGTCTCATCGTTAAATTCTGAGTGCCGCCGTCTCTCCAGTCTAACACACAAATTGGCACGACCATTCTGCCACCATTAGAAACGCCGTAGGTGTATTCACCAATGTTTATCATTTTGGAAAACTGTCGAGTAGTATGTTGATTGTTGGCAGCAAATGAACTGTTTATGTTAAAGCTATCATAATTAAAATCAATATCTGCAGCCCTATCTCCGCCAACTTGACCAAATGTACCAGTTACATCACTAACCAAATGTTGGTTAAGATTAACTCCATTTAATAAAGCGTAATCTGCTCCAAAACCCCAATTAAAATTAACAGCAGCGTTTGGAAAGCCACTGTCATTTCTTAAAACCCAATAGAAAACCTGATTAACATATTTAACAGGAGTGTAAGTACCTATTGTCTGTATAGTAGCTGCAGTACCAGAATTAGGTAATGAAATTTGTTGATCCATTGTGTGCCCGTCGCACAAGTTTACAGCGTTTACTAAGTCAGATAAAATTCCAGCGGCCACTGTTGAACCGTCTGCTGCTCCAAGAAAGTCGAGTATAAAGTTGTCATTACTTCCACCTTTTCTAACAAGGCTTTCAGTAACAGGAGCATTAGCTGCCACCTCTACATCATTATATCTATTCGCTATACTCGGTAAATCTGCCATGATTCTCTCCTTAAATCATTGAGTATTGATTGCCACCGTCTCCAAAAGTAGGGTCATCCGTCATATAAGCATACAATAATTTCTGCCTATTGGAAGTGTCTGGGTTGTCATAAGGTGCAAACTCTACTATCAAATCTTCAGTTAAAGTAATTGTGGCTGGATCTCTTAGTGTGAAAGTGTTTTCACTAATGTCTGTTACCACAAGTTGCTCGTCGACTGTGTAGTCTTCGTTGTGAACACGAATAGCCATTGGCTCTCTAATTCTAATAGCAGCTTCCCACTTGCGATATTCGTCGAGACCGAACTTAGAGGGGTAAAGAGGGCTTGGCTTGATGACGAATTGAGAAGTGGAAACAACGGAACCAATCAAAGAACAAGGCGAAATCAAGCCAAACCTTGTGTCTATATTAATACCTGTATCCATCATTTCAAGTTCTACATCTCCAGTCTTTAAATTTAACGTCCTGTTTCTCACTTCAAAAAGTCTTGGTTCAAACGCTCGACTCCCCTTTGTAATATCTGAAACTTGTAACTCTTCAAAGTCCCCTACAACAATGTCACCAACTTCAATACCTGCAGTGTCGCTTAGCTTTGCTTTACACTTCACAGTTTCAGCTGCAAACTTGTATCGGTCGATTAATCTTTGAGAGTTAGAAGCTGCAATGTTTTCAGCATTCAAGTTTGTCTTAAGACCAATTGATGGGATTTCATAAGTACGGTTGCCACCTTTTATTCTGTCTTTTGATTCTTGAGATATGAATATTTTTCCTGTTAAAAATCGCTCTTCATCAATTAGAGGTGTGTCGTCATAAGAGTAGGCGACCTCGTTAAAGAAGCCGCGAGCAGTTGTCCTAATAATTCTTAAGGTTCTTGGGTTTTTAACATTGGTCTCATCGAGTGTTACAATGTCTTCACCTGGAATAGGACCAACAGTGTACCCCACAGACGCTTGAGACTTTCTTGGAAGCTCATAACAAGCAATCGGCCTATACAGCTGCTCAAATATAAACTTCTTTCCTTCAATTTTGTCTTCTTTAATAAACAGCTGCATTTGAGTTGAAGAGTGAAAAAAGTCTCGAATCTTAATATGCTCATTGATATCGACTTCATCTGGAGTCATTCTCATACCTTGAGGCATGGTATTGTATTGTGTGAACGTTGCCATAACGGCTGTTGAATCAAGCTCAAGTGTGAAGTTAGCACCGTCAACTAGCACGTAGTACCCAGTTTCAGACTGTATTACGTCTTCTACTAAAGCAGCCGTCACATTATTAGATGCATTAATTGCTCCAGTAGTTGTGATTGTGTCACCCGCTCTTAAGCCAAAGTCTCTAACAATATTAATTTGATCAAAGTAAATAGCGTTTGGAATCTGATTAGCTCCAGCCCCCACCTGAACAAAGCTACTCACAGTGATGTTTTCATGGACTGGGTCTGTACCATGCCCGCTCATCATAAGCTCCATAGCTAAATCAAGCGGGTTGCCTTCCATTGAATATACGGCCTTCACCTGATCATCTAAAGCGTGTGGCTGAGCAAGCGAACCTAAAGCCCCACGAGACACTCCAGTGAACGTATTTCCCACAATGGTATCAAACTGTATTAACTCTGTTCCTATCCTTAGATAACTGTTTACGGGTCCACTAGGCTCGATGAATGTACTAGCGTCTTCAACTGCTAGAGTAGTGGCTGTAGAGTTTATAGCAGACGTTAGCTTAGTTTCACGGCTTTGAAACAAGTTTACATTCTTCTTGTTGTCAGGATGATTAAGTTTAATTTTAACAAGACCTGGATCAGATTCAATACTTGTAACAAATCCTTTAAATATTTCTACAGCGTCTTCAAAGAAAGATGTCTCACCGAAGTTTACAAACACTTGTGCTTTTCGACCCATAAGCTCTTCAACTAAATCTCCTGGTGTAATTAGCTGAGTTGCAATTTGATCCTTATCGACAAGCCCTATTGTCATAGTCGAAATAGAGTTTGATTTACCCTCGTCATAGTTGATCTGTTGCCTAATAGACCAAGTGGTTGATTGAGAATCAACTATCGTTTTATTCAAGTCTGGAGATATATCTTTTAATCCACCAATAAAGTAGCCGTCGGCTCCAATGAAAAAACCAGGGCAACCAATTGTGATGTATTCTTTTAGTGCTTGAGTTGAAAATAATAAATCAAGACCTTCAAACTTAACTGTTAGGTTAGGCTCAATTGCTAGTTCTTTTAGCGCACGTCTTGTAGCTGTTGTTAACTCTAAAGCCAAATCAAGTCACCTTTCCGTCGGTTCCAATACTTGCTAAAGGAACACCACCAATAATTGCCTTAGCAATTGTCTCTAGGTTCCGCCGATCTGATTTGTCATAGGTTCTAGCTTTAAAAGGCCTGCGAATATCAAGTAGTTTGGCAGCACTATATTGACTGATGTTAACCTCATCGGATTGATTGCCACCGAGAGTGACAATAGATCCATCTCTGTTGGTTCTAAGGTAAATACCCACGTGGCCTTTCCATCCAGATCTATTCCCTCTCCAGTAAACAACAATATCACCTGGTAGAGGATCTTTCTTGGAAGACACTCCCCAATTAAGCCAGCTTCTCGCCATCATAGAATCTGTTGACCCCATACCAGCTTTCTCTGCTACCCAACACACAAAACTTGAACACCAAGGCACACTATCCGGTTGCTCGACTTTATTATTTTTAGAAGCATATCTTGAGTATTCAACAACTCTAGCGTTGTTTGCAGAACCTACCGCTTCTTTCACACCAACCTCTAGAGCCGCTATTCTCAATACTTTTTCATTCCTGCTAACAGCTTTCTGTTCCAAAGGATCAGGGTCAATAGGCATTTTTTTTACAAGTTTTTCAACTCGTTTTACTAACTTCTTAATCAGTTCTAAATCGGTTAAAATTTGATCAGACACTTATTTCCTTTATCGCCTTGTGGGCAGCATTTATATCTTTTTTATTTAATTGAACTTGAGAATCTAGTTTTGAAACCCACCAAAGAGCTTTAGCTGCCCAGAAGAATATGGTCCCAATAGTTCCGATGTTCGTAACAATCATCGCACCAACTATCCAATAAAAGCTAGTCAGATCTGGCATTACCGCAACTTGTTGAGCCAGTTCATTCATTTAGAAACCTTCTGTAAAACTTGGCGACGGAATATATCTGCCATTTTGTTAATATAGGAATTGAGTTCAAGATAATCTTGACTTGGAGTGCATACGTATTTGTCAGCCTTGGAAATAGGGACGTCGTATTTAGTTTGTTTGTAGTTGATGCATCTCATTTTGCTATTTTCGGCGTCCACCAAACAGATACGGGTCTTAGGCGCTGGTGGCAAAGCCACGCAGCTACTCAAACTTAGGACGAGAATTGTATATTTTAACAAGTATTGCATCTCTTTCCTCTGGAGTCCTAGCTTGTTCAAGCTCTAGAATCATTTCATTCTTAGCTTGATCATGTTTTTCATATATCTTCTGATAGTCCATGGACTTGTCGACTTTAGACTGAACAAGTGCCCAAACCCTATCGAACACTGCCATAAATACACGTGCTACTACCTTTTCTAAAAAAGCCACTATGCTTTAGGTAGCTCGTCTTTCTTTTTAGGCATTAATCCTTTTAAAAGACCTACAACTAATTGAAATACAGAGTTAGCCTTAACCTTTGGGATAAGAGCCAAAACTTCACTAACTGCTAATAGGGCAACAATAATGGCTGCCCAGTTTTCTTGTAAAAAAGACATATCAACTCCTTATGATATTTGTTCTAATTCTTGCTTAAGTTGTTGCTCTCTCGTCATGAGAAAAACACTGTAATCTTTAGTTTGCTCTAATTTAAGATTAGCGTAAATAGATATCTTAGAAGCTGTATCAAGAGCCTCTCCATTCTCATCAACAAGGCCCTTGTCTGAAAAGAAAGATGGATCATCTAGCCAAATCTTCCAAGTGTTATAAAGAGAATTTGCTTTATCTCTATTTGTGGTCCCAAAAATTCTAGTCATCTCGTTATCAATATCTGAATAGTAAGATTGTTTATACGTAGTTTTTTGCTCTTCAATTGATAGTTCCATTAAATGCTCGCCTTTAGCAATTTCATCTAAGTAAACTTCTAAAACATCAATTTGAAGCTCTGGATCTTGTATAACTCTGCTTTTTAAAAATGGAAAATCCTGCCTAGTGAAACTATCAGGCACTTTGGCTACGTATCCCTCTGGCACAAAGCCTTCACAAGTTTTGACATAAAAATCATCACCGTTTTTCATCAAGTAATTAACTCTCATTTAACCTTCCTTGCCCAGACACGTGCGGTAAGATTATCGCCGCTAATCAAGCTTGTAAAAGAACCAGAACCTAATATGGTGCAATCTCCTGTAGCTGTAGAATCACTGCAAGTAATTCTAAGCTTATAAGTTTTTGCCACAGCGTTTGTTACTTCTATTTTCTTTTGAGCAGAAGTGTAAAGCTCAATGCTTCCTGGCAATGATAAACCGCCTAAAACGCTCTCAGTATCATCAACTAGTGTATTATCAAGTTCGGTAAGCCTTATTCGACCAATGATCGTATTTGCTGTAGAATTTTGGTTGCGAACCCTGCAATCAGTTTCATAAGCAAGGTCGTAAGTTCCAGCAGGTACAGTAATTTCTGAGCCGACTACATCAATTTCTAAATCGCCAACAGAAGTCGTTGTGTTATTATTTATGATAGTTTCTATGTATTCTGTTTCAGGATTTAAAACTCCATAAACCTCAAATTGGTTATCCTTTTCTAAAATTACTTTTATGTCTGAAGTGTTTCTAGCTAAAGCCCCAGCGTCTACAAAGAACTCTAATTCATCTAAGTCCACAAGATTTAAGAGGTCATAACCTTGTCTCGTGTCTGACAAAGACTCACCAGATACCCCACTAGCTCTCGCTATGATCTCAGCTGTTCCACCGTTGATTTTGTACTTTAACTGAACATCTGCATCGAAAGTTTGAGCGGCAAAAGACATATAAAGCTTGTATCGACCAGACTCAGCGATAATAATTTTATCGTTTGGGCTATCAAACTGATTCGCTGTATCTATTGAACTTGCAAAACCTGTTACTTTTGTCTCAGTTGAAGCTGTAGAAAGTGTCGCTGTTCTGAGCAATCGAACTCTAGACCCTTCAATATTAATAGATGTATTAGAAACAATGTTGCTATCAAGGTCATTCCTGACCTCAAGTTCAGCCCATGTAGATTGAGCAGTTGTTCCATTTCCTAGTATAGTTGTATTTGGTCCAACACTGGCTGTAACAAAGGTTACAGTGGTATCTGTGGCTGTAAAAACACCTGTTTCAAACCCAATGTTTCCAAAAGCACCCGTAGTATCTAAATTTAAAGCTGGTTGGCAAAGAATGCTTCCGTTATGAGTCACTGACATCGTTAGATTATCTGCACCACTTGAAACGTTAGCTGCAAACATTCCTTTAACAACGTACTTTTTACCAACAACTAGATTACTAAAAGTAAGATCGCCAAGAGTTGTATTTAAGGTTACGTTTGAAGTTAGAGTATTTAAAAAGCTCTCATTAATCTCTCTAACCCCAGTAAAACCACCGCCACCTTTAGACAAATTAAACTCGTCCCCGTCTTGAAACCTTTGAGGGTCATGGATACCTACAAACACTTCATTCCCAAGGCGGCGACCTATGATAATGTTAGAGCCATTATTTACAAAAGAAGCAATGTCAGTAACAGTGACAGTTAGATTTGTAGTGGCGGCAGCCGCTCGATCAATTGTTACAAACGCTATATCGCCGTCGTTTGGAAAATTAATCGTTTGAGCTTGAATTGTATGATAGTCGTTTGGAAGTGGTGGAACACTTAAGAAACAATCAGCGCTTAAGACTAAATCAAAAGTTGTTCCATCCCAAGATCCAGTCCCTTGTGGAACCCAAGCAACATTCTCTTGTGCTACGGCAACTTTTGGAACCCACTTCATTGCCGTGTTATCCCAACCTAAAACAAAGTTGTCTGAAGTCGGTGGGTTTGTAACAGTATCTACATCGTTTAAGTCATTGAGGACGCCTGCTCCGACAAAATCTGAACGCTCCCACACAGTGCCGTTATAAGTAACCCAGTCACCAACAGCATAGTTCTCGGAACCAGCTCCAAGATCCTGACTACCAGCCACACTAACACGATAAACATCACCAGTAGTGCCAGTCCCATTCGCAAGAGTCGGCGTATTAGTTGAAGCATCCCAAACTCCCCTGTAAACAATGGCCTCTAGTGGAAGTGCCGTTGTAGCAATTCTGCCGTTAGCATCAAGACCAGCATATCCAAGCGGTTGGTCTTTATTCGCAACATCTTCTTTCACTAAATAAAGATTGTTTATTTCGTTTAAATTGTTTTGAATATTTGTTATATTGTCGTTGATCGCTTGTTGAACGTTCGCAACAGAAGCCCCACTTGCAGGCGCATCTAAAACCAGTATCCCTACAAGAGTTCCACCGGTTGTTTTACACAAGAAAGCATTATTAAAATTTGTATCATTGGCTCTTTGCCCGTCACTAACTGCCATTAGCTAATCACCCTTAGTTTTATAATCCCAGTTTCGTAAACGTCCCTGAGATTCTCGTTAAACAGTTCTTTTAGTTTGTAACCTGTTCCGTCACCAAATTCTGGCATAGATTCAACAATGACTCTACTAAATTCCCCTGGATTATCACGGTCTGGCATAAACTCGAAATTGCTTAAGTTAGTAATATCTTGCAGAAATTCCCTAGCGTCTTCTAGACCTCTAGAGTTCTTTTTAATATAGATTCCGTCTGCAATATCGTTTCTTGACGTGATAAACTTAATATCGAATTCTATAAATCTGGCTAAACCGAATCGAATGACCTCTACAGTTGTTCCATCGGCGGCCACATTTTTCTTTGCTTGGTTAGCAGATTGGAAGTCTTCAAATGGCACGTATGATTGTAGTGGGAATTGTGGTAGGTAGCGTTTTCCACTACTATTCTGACTTGTATAGCTGGATAGTCCTGTCTGGTCAGCTGTGGTATCAAATCCTAAAAGCTCCCATGCACTTGAGCCCACTTGCGAACCAGTATTTGTCAGTAGATCAAATGTGGCAGGTGCAGATATGGTTATTTTCCTGGTTACTCTATCGACAGTCACTTCATAATCAAGCGTTGCTTGAGTCAAGAGTGCGTTACGTAAAGCGTCCACCAAAGTAGTAAGAGTGTAACTCCCCACTGGCAGCTGAATTTCTAACTCACCCGCACCCTCATCAATATTCAAATAACCTGTAAAGGGTTGAGCGTTAATCTTGTATCCATAATAAAAAGCACTGTATGTATCTATCATTAAGTCACCGTTGCGTTTTGAAAGCCCTGCTCTTTGATAATGTCTGCGATTCTCAATCCAGTTTCATCACTATCGAGCACGTCACCTTGAATAGTCACTGCCACTCTTGAGCCTGGATCTTGAATACCATCACCAGTATCCCCACCACTATCAAGTACAGGGGAGGCAACGGAGTCTTGGCCAGACGGAATACTGGCCCCGCCACCCCCACCTGCAAAACTTTTTAATAATGTACCAATTGCGACTAACCCCGCACCAAAAGCAATCGCTCCAGCTGGATTCAGAGCAAACAACTGTTGTAAACCAAGACCTGATACAATCAATTGTGTACCTAGCTGAATTGCTAAGTCCCCTAAGATGCCAATGAATGCTTTAGCAAAAGCACTGATAGCATTCTGCCCATTCTGCATAGCGGTCACGGCTGCACTGATACCGGAAGCAATACCTCTCCCAATTCCGTTCACTGCAGCTTGTTGAATCTGAGTTGCTTCTGCAATAGTACCTTGCTTTAATTGTGTTAAGCCGTCCTGTATTCTCTTTAAGTCGGCAGTTGATTTATCAGCTAAAGACGAGAAGAGCGAATCGTTTTCGGCTATCACGTCTTCTGGATTTAGGAAGATTCTTTCCAAATCCCCACGCACAAGATTCTGTGCCTCTAAAACTTTATTTCTCAGCTTGAGAAGATCTTTGTCCACAGCCTCAACAAGTGGTGCTGCTGGACTCGCTATTTCTGCATTGTTTGTTTGAGCCGATCCAATACCATTGATAAAGGCTGTTGTAAACTCATCAACCTTAGCTCTTGCGAACTCAAATCCTTGACCTGTTTGAATACTTGATTGACCTAATGCCTCAAGCTCTTTCTCTAGGCCTGCAATAAAGTTTGCATTTTGTTGTATGTTTCTAGCACTAGCTCCAGCGTCTCCAAAGATTCTATCAATGAATCCAGACACGGGCTCAATTGTTTTTAAGAATGAATTAACAAACTTAGATGTTTCGATTTGTGATTTTAAGAAAACAAACCTAAAGAAGTCTGGAATCTTGTTAAGAAAATCAAAGGTATCAATGATTGCATTGACGGCTCCAGCCGCTCCGAGCACTAAGTTCTTAAAAAAGTCATCAAGGTTATTACCTTGTAAACTCTTTCCAATGTTAGCTAGTGTTTGCGATAGAGCATTGAACAAAGAAACAATGACAGGTGAGTTTGTAATCACTGCCCCTATTTCTTCAAACAAATCTCCAAATGTATTTTGTAGCTGTTGTAATGCACCACTAAACGTTCGAGTTTGTGATAAAGCTGACCCACCAAACCTTGTTAGTACAAGATCAAGTGCTTCCCCTGCTTTTAACTGCTCAGCTGTTAGGTTACGAATGGCTGGCACTGACTCACCGATCTCTCCAGCGAGCCCTGCAAAAGTTTTCCCCAAATTCTTAACAGCTGAATCTAAAGATATTCCCGTAGCTGCCGATAATTCTACTGCGGCCTTGGTTAGTTTTTGCGCTTCCTCATTACTACTCGTAAAGTTTCTAGCTAAGGCCGCTTGTTGTAAAATGACTTCGTCACCAAACGTACTAACTGCCTGTAAACCACTAGCAAAGTCTTGAAAGCCCTGAGAGGCTTCTTCACTAAAGGTTCCAGCTGTTCTTAATGAGTTGTTTAGAGCATTCACAGCGTCCTGCTGAACACTGGCAGCCTCGGCGAAGCTACGAACAAGGGCAGCCCCACCTAAAATCCCCACAGCGCCAATAAGAGCGTTTCTAAAGTTAAAGACTCCAGAGGTTATGCGGCTTAGAGAGCGGTCGATACCAGAAGTATTTAAAGGCCTTCTTAAAGCCCCACCTAAGGACCTCTCAACTGTCTTAGCTGATTTTTCAGCCTCAGAGTTAATCTTAGCGAAGCCCTTAACAATGGAGCCGTCGTCTAAGACTATTTCAACTTCTATTTTCTCATCCGCCATTCCCTAACTTCCTTATCAGGTCGAAGTAAATGTCCTCTGTAGTCATTTCCTTCGTTTCTTTCTCAAGGTAGCGTTGCATCCCTTGATTAAGTTTAGTCGTATACTCTCTCTGCTTAGCTTGTTTCTTGTGCGGGAAACCCGACACGTTTGTCGCTAGCAAATCCTCTCTACATTCGATCATTCCCATGCTTAGGTAATAATCCCAGGCCTCACCGAGACCCATTGTGTTTATATCTCTTCTACTAAAACCGTAAAAACGCACTAGCCTCGCCTTTAAGAAGGCTAGTGAGTTTACTGCTTTTTTTCTTGGAACAATCCAAGGAGTTGCTTACATACATCTCCCGTTTGGGAAGCTGTTAGCTGTTTAAGAAGGTCGTCAGGAACTCCCATATTTTTTAACAACTCAATTGTTCGAGTGATTTTCTTATCATCTTGCTCCGATTCTTGTAGGTCCATGAGCATTGGCTCTTTAACCTTAAACTGGATGCCTTTAATCTTCACATCGAACGTTTGTTCTGCATCTAAACTAATCTCTTGCATTTATTCCTCCGTTTTGTTTTTTACTTAGACTAGGTCTTGTGAAGCATCGCCAATAGCGAATCGTTTGATTCCAGCTGGCTTTGTTTCATCAAGGTATGTTGTAAAATCAATATTCATCATTTGCTCATCTTCACCAGAGTAAACAATGCTGCTTAACTTAGGGTACGCTAACCAGAAAGTTAGGTCTCTAACGTTAGTCGCCTCATTAACTGGGTGCAGACGAAGCCTACGAGAATCAACAATGGTATTTTTACCTTGTTTGTTGTCACCCCACCCATAAAGCTCAGTGCCACCAGTTGGAGTGAACGTGCCACCACCAGCTAGAACAATATTCTTGTAAATATCGTTAGTGCACTCTTTAAGAGCGAGTGAAACATCGGCAGAGTTACCTTGTCTCAACTCAGTTAGGATACTTGTTCCAAACTGGTGAGCTGTGATCTCTTTAGTTGTTTCTTCAAAGTTAGGCTCAACAGTTCCATCTAAAAGACCGAGGTATGTAGAAGCACCAGTGTTTACACGAGTGATCTCAACACCTGAGTTAACATCGGCTGGAGCCGATACAACTACGTCTGTAGTATCTAGAACGAAAGCGGCAGATGATCCATCCACGACACCTTCATAAGTTGTTGCACCTTCAATTGCAGCTTCGATAGCGGCAATCATTACGGCTTCACTATCACCAGTGGTAACTGCGATTTCAATTCCTGTACGACCAGCTGTAGCTGGGTCAGTGGAACCTGCATCTAAGTTAAACCAGGCATAGTACTCAGTTGATGCATCTGAAAAGTTAAAGCTAACCCCATTAAGAGAAGCAGCACTTACGCCTGCAACGTCTAAACAGAACTTTTCTTCAATCTCCCAAGTTACATCGACTGGTGAAATTTTAATATTAGCGGCTCTATTTGTAGCCATAAAAAACCTCTCCTTGGTTCAAGACAGATGCGACGTCCTTGCACACCTAATTCCATTTTATCTGTCTTTATGTTGTTCGATATTCCTCTTTTATTCGCACACCGAATTGTATTTTAACTCTAATCACATTGTCATTGGAACTCGATAACGGCTCAAAATCAACGGAAGTTGGCGTTATCTTTAAAAAGCCCTCTTGAGAATACCTGTCTTCAAGTGCTAACACCGAGCAAAGTATCCTATCTGTGAGTTCCAACATTTCTTCAGCGGCCTTAGATGAACCTTGTGGTCCAGTCAGGCACGAGTGAACAGTCATAATCAAAGGGAAATCGAAATCAAAGCAAGTGTGACTGGCTTCAGATCCGTCTATCAAACCGATTTCCAAGTGATATGTCTTGTCAAGTTGGCTTCTAGGAATGTTATCAATATTAAATTCGTCTTCCCACTCTTCAAATCCAAGCAACGTCATTTTGTCTCGAACATATGGAATGACTTTAGTTAGGCTCATCTTCTGATTAACCTCGTGCTAGATATTTCGTGGGTCTTTTCTTCACCCTTCTCAATCTCCCCACTGCCATTCCAGTCAATACCTCTATGATATTGGTGGCGAGAAAGACCTGCTAAGCCTTCATAGTGACGTGCTTTATCTCTAAATACATCGTCAAGAGAGTTCGATTGAGATTCAAATATGAGTTGTAGAGTGTAGTAAGTCGACCAGTCTCTTAACTCAGACTTAACCAAAACGTTTTCTTTTGTAAGCTTGTCCCCACACTTAACCGTGTAACCATTGTCATCAAACCACTCTAAAATTAGCTTTTGAGCACGCCTATGCATATGGTTCCAGTTACAGTATCCATCGGGTAGCATCTTGAGAATATCTTGCTCGTGAACTCGCAGATCCTGGTCACAACTAAAGAGCTTATCTTCTTCTTCAGTCATTAAACAAATCTGAGCGGACTTACTAATAATACGGCCGTCCGTGGCCGTAATTCTCACCGCAGGGCTAACAACGCCATCCGTGGCTTCTACCAACTGCCCTACAATGAAACTAAGGTCATTTGATTGTGCAGTGTAAGAGACGCCACTGTCTGAAGACACCCATCTCTGGCCGTCATCATAGGTGTTGCCCGCTGGATAGCTTACTCGAAGTGTCCCTAAAGTGTCTGTGCTGTCGAGCCTAAGAGCGAAATGATAATCATTCCCGACAGTGGGGGTGACTTGAGTTGAGAATTCAAAGCGTGTTAATTCTGTGTTACTAGCTGGCAAATCTGAAAAATTAATGGCACTAGATGTGGCGAGAATAGCACCAGGGCTAGAAGGCAGGCCATCAATAAGATCCACAACAACTGTTCCAGTCGGCGTACCGCTTCCGATCTCAATATTTGTTTCATAATACGTGATAGGAGCTGCAACTGAAGCCCTCCATGACTGAGCTTGTCTATCTAATGTTGTTGTTAAAAGTGAAAAATTTGTAGCACTCGTGTCGGAATTATCTTCTGGAACCTCGAAGCTAGTAGTCTCATAAACATGATCGAGATACCATTCCTTCTGAGCAAGAGTCTCACCACTAGCTTTTATCTCAATGTAATTAAATCCATCTGGTGCGATTTCGACTTTATCTACACTACTTAAATCGTCGGGCTTTGAAACCAAAGACCTGCTAGCATCTATTCTCACACAATCGCAAAGCTGAGCTGTTTTATCTACAGATAGCTGACCAAATATTGCCATTAAACTCTCCCCATAAACCTGGCTTTACGCATCTCGTTTTCTAGACTAGCATAACCCTTTTCATCTGTGATCACAAACCAATCCCAAAGAGCTGCCGACAAGATTTCTTCAGCTTCGTAGTTCTTCCAAATATGCTTCTCTTCTAGACTATAGTACTTATTATGAAACAATATATCCACGAACTTTCCAAAAGGAACAACCCACCTATAACGAGGCTTTACGTATTTGCAGTGAATGGCAAAAGCTAAACGCATTGAAATTGTCTTGTGGGGGCTTCCCAAAAGAATAACATTTGCCACTTTGTCGATAATAATAAGAATGAAAAGAAAAATCTTACTCATGGTAGTACGTAACTCCCTACAAGCTGAAAACTTAATAACTGCATAAGGCTTAACCCTTGGAAATCTGCTATAGGAGCCCCTAAAACTGCTAATCTTGTGGGATCAGTTTCATTTTTTAAGGCCTGTTCAAAACCTATATTACCTTGGTCTTCATACTGAATAATCAAATCTCCATACCAATCATAAACCATGTCTACGATTTGTTGGCCACTTGGGATTCCATTAGCTGGGTCCCCTGGGACACCCTTTGCGTTTTCCCTAAGATCTGTCACTCGACCAATGCGAACATCTCTATTTAATTCACCCATTTTTTTCGAGTTGAAAGGCTTGGATATATCTCCGCTCAAAATAACCGATGATCCATCTACGTCGTAGAAGTAAATATAACGAGTGGGGGTTACAATGTATCTGTTTTCAGAATCCATTGTGTAATTCCACTCAATTTTAACACGCCTCTGATCTGCAGCTGTACTCGCTGCAACGGAATAGTATCGGGTTGTTTTAGCACCTCTAGACCACTCCCAAGGAAGAGGGAGAATGTTCCACCACCTTAAGTTTTTAACGTCCATCGTTTTAAGTTCATTTATACTAAACTCATCTAAAAGATTCATGACCATTCCTCAATTGTTAAACAAGCTCTATAAATGGCAGCGAAGTCATTTGCTGCAGATCCAGCGAAGTCTAAATCTATTGTGTGTTCTCCAGCTGACAACTGAACAACCTCAAATCCAGACGCTAAATGACGTTGGTTGGTCCCAGTGTTACCTGTCCCGCCACCAACTAACGGTAGCGTAATTCCTGTCCCAGCTGTATCTTTGGGCTCTTGTTGATGCTCTATAATAACATTAGTGTCGTCTATCTCTACTTGAGCTCTCAAGTCTTGAGCCCCATCGTTTAAAGACCAAGTATAAGAAACGCCTATTTTGTAATTAGTAGTGCTAGGAACTGTTACGCTTAACCTTAAATATTGAGATAAGGTTGTTGTGTTATTAATTAACCCAGTTGCGTCTGAAGCGAAATCTTTAAATGATGAAGATCCGCCACCTGGACCACTGATAGTTATAGTTTCATTCCCGCCATCATTGTTTTCTGTTATCGTAATGTTAGTTCCGGCGACAAGTTTAGAAAGCAAAAAGTTTGGTGTTGTATCGTTAGCCGAAACTTTTACTAACTCGTCGGTAGAGCCCCCTGAAACATCTATTCTTAAAGTCTCATTTCCGCCATCATTGACTTCTGTGAGAGTGACATTAGATCCTGCCGCTAATTTATCTAATAAAAAAGCTGCCATTGCATCATTGTCTGATACTTTAACTAGCTGATCTGCGCCTCCGCCACCACCATTACTAAGAACCTCAACTTGCAGCCTTTTTACTCCGTCGCCACCTGTAACAACATCTGCTAGCGTTCCGTCGGCCCCTTCGATCTGGGTTGCGCCATCTGTACTATCTAATGTAATCCCACCGCTCATTTATTATCCTTTTGAATAACTTCTTTTCCCAGCTTAGGTTTGTTCTTATCATCTAGAAGCTTTTTCAAATCTACTTTAACCCAATGAAGTATGCTTGAAAAAAGTTCCACTTCCGAGCCCTTAACCTCGTATGTTCCGCCTTCTAATATTTTAACGAGGCCTGCGTGCAGACCCCGCTCGTTTATTTTACGCAACCTCTAAAATCCTAACATCTTGAGTGCCACTTTGAGCAATCAAAAACAAGTCAACCGCATCTCCAAAATCATATTGGAAAGACGATTTACCTGGAATACAAATACCAGTAGCAGCTGTTACAGTGGCATCTTCACCTAAATAAACAGGCTGGTTGCCAATATTTTGAATGATAACACCACAACGACCAGCTAAAGGTGTAGCGACAACCTCGGCGGCTGTTGTAGTCACATCTACATCTGTGGTCTGCATAGCAGAAAGCTTTGGCGTAGAAGCACTAACAACATTAAGTGATCCGTCTGCATTAATCGCTAGTACATCACCGTTGCTATCTTGAATCTTGGTACAAAGAGCGCCGTTAGCGTCAACTCCAGCTGTATTTGTTCCATCGCTAATTGCAATGTTTGAAGTTGAAGCGTCTAGACAAACTTCGTAAAGACTTAAACCTGAAGACATATAAAACCTCCTATGTCCATGTTACAACTTCAACCACCTCACCCACATTAGGAGATTGAAAATATAAAGTTAAATTCGAGTACGCATTATTATCCGTAAACGAAGCATTCGAGGGTATCTCCTGGTATAAAGTACCGCTCTCTCCAGAGTTGTGAGAAATTTTTAATGTTCCTTTTCCTCTAGTTCTAATGAAATAACCGCAAATGCTAGTGGGCAAAACTATGCTTTGCTCTGTATCGGCTACAGCTATTATTTCATTGAATATTGTTTTTGTTTTTGGCGACCCACCTGAAGACGGGTCTAGATTTTGAATAGCTCTTTCAACACAAGGGTCATAGACTCTTCTGGCTACATCGCCATCACAGTTTTCAGCGTAACTTTGCAAATTCCTGTCTTTTTCGGAGCAAGGTATTGCCATCTACTCTTCCTTCTTTACGCTGGTTTGTGTGTTGTTTTCGATGAGATCAAAAAGCTGCTCGTTATCGACCTCTACGTGGAACCACGCATACCAAAGGCCGTCGACAAACTGAATGTTGGAATATACGAACTGGACGCCGTACTTAACGTTGTTTTCAAACATAGCAAGCCGAAGAGACTCGGGGGTCTCCTCGGCTACATAGTCTGGAAATACGGTATTTTTTCCGACGTCCACTTATACTCTTAGAT